CTCGTTTGGCGTATCTGATTGGAGATCCGTTATCGGAACTCCCGGCGCATAAGTTTGTAAAAACTTGTGAAAAAGAAGGGGCACATTGTTGCCCCTTTCTTTTTTGTGTATATTCAAACAATCCCTGACAGGCGCATCCCGTGCCTGACACTAGCCAAGACAGGAGATCACAATGGCTAATACCACTTTCAACGGACCAGTTCGGTCAGAAAACGGCTTCAAAGTTGTATCTAAGAATGCAACGACCGGTGCATTTACGGATGTTGTAGATATTGCCTCTACGGGTATCGTTACCGGTAAGTTTGTTAAGCACGTTGGTTTCGCTACGGGCGTTACGGTAAATACTACAGCAGGCGACAGCCCATCTATTGGGGAGTTTACCCAGCCTGCAAACACGATCATTACCGACATTAAAATTTTCTGTGACACCTCGCCAGTTATTGGTACGGGTGACATTGGTTATGAAGTTGGTACTTCTAGTTCTGGCGCACAGATTGTTGCGGCAGTGACTGATGAGATCCTTGACGGCGGAACGACTGTTGTTGAGCACAACGTGACGACAACAACACTTGTGACTCAGACTCAAAGCGGCACTACGGCCCCCGCTTCTGTTCAGTATACTTCTGCTGCCAGAACCATCTTCTGCAACATCACCAACACTGTTGATGCGACGACTGCTGGGTCCTTCACGTTCATTATTGAATACGTGCAGATCGCGTAATAGGAGAACGTTATGTCTGGAGCTTCTGATGTAATTGCGGTCACCATTACCGCAGACACTCTGGCGGCGGATGACGACGGCATTTCTGCGGACGCTGCCGTAGGCAATAACGCAGCCTTAACTATCGGCGGAGCTTTGGCTGACGGCGGATCTGTGACGTTGAGCAATGCTCGTAAGGTCACTATTACTTCGGCTGGAGATGATGATGAAATATCTTTTACTATCGTCGGCACCGATATAAACAGTACCGCACAGACAGAGTCTCTTACTGGCGCAAACGCAGGCGTTGCCACTAGTTCAAAGTTTTTTCTGACGATCACGTCTATCACAGCGGTCGGTGACCCAGCGGGCAATGTAAAAGCCGGTATCAGTGCGGATTCTTCAAGCACCGTGTTTTCTGGTAGATCTCGTTTGAAAGGAGCTTTTCTTACTAGCACCGGGACGGCTGGAACTATTGATTTTATTAATACCTCCACCGCTGGAACGAGTCTGATGAAGATCAGTTCTGTCGCCTCTGCGACTGCAACGCGTGACGTAGTGATCCCAGAAAACGGCATCTTGTTTACGGATGGGATTTATCTGCAATACACCGTGTCTTCTTTTTTAACCCTGACAGTTTTCCATGCTTAGGTGTAAGGAACTTTTGAATGGCAACAACCAAGGACGCTAAAAGACTTCCATCTGGTCGCATAAAATATCGGGGCGAGACGTTTGCTGGTTTTAACAAGCCAAAAAGGACGCCGGGTAAAGCCAAAAAAAGTGCTGTTCTTGCTAAAAAAGGTAGTGAAATCAAACTGGTTAGGTTTGGTGATCCGAAGATGTCGATCAAGAAAGATCAGCCCGGCAGACGGGCTAATTTTCGAGCTAGGCACAAGTGTGATACGGCGAAAGATAAATTCTCCGCAAGATATTGGTCTTGTAAGGCGTGGTGATTATGCGAGCTAGTATGCCAAAAGGGCTTAGTTACTACCGAAAAGGTGGTGCAGCGTCCAAAAAAAGCAAAGGCAGCAAGATATGCCCCGAAGGAAAAGCTTGGGCAAAGCGAACGTTTGATACTTACCCGTCCGCTTACGCTAATCTTGCTGCAAGTAAGTATTGCAAAGACCCGAATTACGCCAAAAAGTCTAAAGGCGGCAAACGAAAAGGTCGCTGATGGGTGAATTAAAGAAATGGGTAAAACAAAACTGGGTTCGTATCGACAGCGAAGGCAACATTGTCGGCAAATGCGGCACGTCTCCAGATAAGAAAAACCCAGATCGCTGTTTGCCTGAGTCAAAGGCACGATCTTTGAGTAAGGCAGAAAGAGCCGCGACTGCACGAAAGAAGAAAAAAGAAGGCAAAAAAGGCAAGACCGTTGTCAAAAACACTAAGCGTGCGACGGTTAAGAACATGAATGCGGGCGGAGAGGTCCGACAAGAAATTGCTAGAGGGTGCGGGGCTGTACTAGAGAACCGCAGAAAGAAAACTAAGTACCTGTGAGGTATATATGTCTGTCGTAAATCTGGGCAACGGTGCCCCAAAAAAGAAAACAGCTAAGAAAAAAGCCACTAAAAAAGCGCCTGCGATGAAAAGCAAGGGTATGGCCAACGGCGGTGCCATGATGAAGTCTAAGGGCATGAAAAATGGCGGTGCCATGATGAAGTCTAAGGGCATGAAAAATGGCGGCAAGGTGTCCAAAATGAAATCTAAGGGCTATCGCCAAGGTGGGAAGGTAAGCAAATAAAATATGCCATACCTTCAATCTAACATTCCGCACTTTAAGTGCTGGGTGCGAAAAGAATTTACACATAATCACGAGGGATACCATGGCGAGTTTTTACACGCCATGGCCATAGGCGTCACAACGATGCCTTGCAGATGCCTCAGTTTTCAGATGATCTTTACGGGCATAGAGGCTGATGGTGAAGAAGAAGACACCGTACACGGAGGGGCGATGTGGGCAAGAATGCCGATCACCGCTCTTGTTGCGGACATCCCGTTGGAAGAATGGCCCGCGCCGATGGCGGTACATGACGCCCAGCCTTGGGATTGTTCTTCTCACTATCACGCTGTTTATGTCTTAGATCGTGCAACGCCATGCCCTTGGATGGCAAAAATTGCTGGAGAAATGTATCCAGCGAAATACCTTTTCACAGTAGACTATACTGAGAGTGAAATTGCGGATGACCCAGCACAGCACAAACAAAGTCACGTGCTGCAACTTTTAGATGCGGGGGAGTGGACAGGTAACATCGTTGCATTACCAAACAACCGGGTACGAGTTACGCACCCAGCATGGTTTGAAACGGGTACAGGCGCTCCAGATTTTAAGCCTTCGGCGCACATACATTACTCGAAGTCTGATTTAGACTACGTGCTTGATGTGAACCGTGTATTCGATAACTTATACAATGACAACGAGTAGCAGCAAAAATTTTGAGATTGATGTAGCCGAGTACATTGAAGAAGCGTTTGAGCGTTGCGGATTAGAGCTTAGGACCGGCTACGACCTTAAAACGGCTAAAAGATCCATGAATTTGTTGTTTGCTGATTGGGCTAACAGAGGCTTGAATCAGTGGACGATTGATCAAACCTCTATCACAGTTGCGTCGGGTGTCAGCGAATACCCGGCGGGCACTCTCACTTTGTCGGTCGGCGCTTCCGCTAGTTTTACGGTCGGAGAGACGATAACTGGGGGCACAAGCGCCGCCACGGCGTCAATCACTAGTAAGCCTACAACTACCTCTGTTGCCACAACGATCCCGGTGGGTACTTTTTCTAACGGTGAAACGATAACTGGGGGCACAAGCGCCGCCACTACCACTGTTTCTGCTGTTCAAGATCTATCTGACGTACAATCCACGATTGACATACTGTCGACGGTCGTAACTCGTGACGGCACAGATTTTGCGATTGACCGCTTGAGTCGGTCTGAATTTCTGAATATACCGACAAAAACTCAGACGGGCCGACCTAATCAATTTTTTCTTGATCGGCAAATTACCCCTGTACTGAAAATTTGGCCGGTGCCGGACAACAGCACGGACATACTCAAATTTAACCGCCTAACGAGAATCGAAGACGCAGACGCCTTCACGAATACGGTGGACGTGCCGTTTCGGTTTTACCCATGTTTAGCGGCGGGACTAGCTTATTATCTGTCGATGAAAAAAAATCCCCAGATGATGACCATGCTGAAAGCAATTTATGAAGAAGAGATGATACGCGCCATGGAGGAGGACCGAGATCGTGCGTCCTTCAAGATATCACCTCCCACGTATAGATACGGAGCGTAGCCATGGGGTTTGCATCAGGTAAAAACGCTTACGGTATCTCAGATCGTTCTGGTTTTCGCTACAAGCTCAATCGCATGCGTAAAGAATGGAACGGTAGTCTTGTAGGGTTTGATGAGTTTGAGCCAAAACAGCCGCAACTCTTGCCTTTGCCAAGGGTCGACGACCCACAAGCTTTGAAGAATCCCCGACCTGACCGAGTCGAGCCAATGGTTGTGTCGGTTGGCGTGCCTGTTGTCGGGATTAACCCTTTTGTGCCTGTAAAAGCTTCTGGAATTGTTGGTGAAGTAACGGTGGTGACGACATGAGTTTTACCTTAGCTACCTTAAAATCTGCCGTCCAAGACTACTGCGAAAGCGCCGAAACGACTTTTGTTGCTGAACTAGACACGTTCATTCAAGAAGCTGAAGAACGAATACTCAAAAACGTTTCTTTACCCGTTTTTCGCAAAAACGTGACGGGTAACGCTACGACAGGGTTCCCTTATTTAGCTACTCCGTCAGATTTTTTGGCGTCCTACAGTTTGGCTTTGATTATTGATAGCGTGTACACCTATCCTTTGTTCAAACATACAACGTTTATTCGGCAATACACGCCAAACGCTAATACCACTGGTCCTACGCAGTACTACGCCCTGTTCGACGACAATACTTTTTTACTCGCACCAACGCCTGCGTCTGACTACGCGTTTGAGTTGCACTACAAGTACCGGCCTGCGTCTTTGACCACCACCTCTGGCACCAGCACAACTTGGTTGTCCGATAATGCTCCTGATGCTTTGCTGTATGGCACGCTCGTAGAGGCGGCTACCTTCTTGAAAAATCCAGAAGAAGCGGCTCAATACGAGCAACGGTTCTCGCAGGCTGTCGCGTCACTCAAGGCTTTGGGCGAAGGTTACGGTTCTAGAGATGAATACCGATATGACATTGCTAGGGGGTAAACTTGGCTTTGTTTGAGGCATCAAGTCTTGAGGTTGGTAGCGTTGTAGTGGCAACTACACAAGACAAAGGACACGATCCCGAGTTTTGGGCAAAAGCTGCGGCGGATAGGATTGTGAGCGTTGGCGGTAACTGCCATCCTTTGATTGCGCAACAGGCAGAGGCTTTCAAAGAATCGGTACAAGCAACGGCGGTTTTTTACATCAAAGAGGCAATTAAAAGCGATAGGACGACCTTGATTGCAGAGCTTGAAAAACAAGGGCACGCTGACATGGCAAACATAATTAGGAGTCTGTAATGGCGATAACGACAGCAATGTGTACTACCTTCAAAAAAGAAATTTTAGAAGCTGTTCACAATTTTAAAAATACGGGTGGTAGCACCTTCAATCTTGCGTTGTATACAAGCTCTGCCTCTTTAGGCGCAGGTACTACGGCATATACCACGTCGAACGAAATATCTGGTACAGGCTACACCGCGAAAGGTGCATCACTCACTCGTGTTGATCCTAGCAACGATGGGACTACTGCCATAACAGACTTTTCTGATTTAACGTTTAGCTCTAGCACGTTAACCGCACGTGGAGCATTAATCTTCAACGACAGTGCTTCGGGTGATCCTGCGGTATGTGCTTTGGATTTTGGTGCTGATAAGTCCTCCAGTTCAGGGGATTTCACCGTGCAGTTTCCAGCAGCAGATGCATCGAATGCGATTATTCGCATCGCATAGGGAATGGCTAATGTCACGGGCTGGGGCAGAGGCACTTGGGGCCAAGGCGCTTGGAATGAAGCAATTCCTGTTGAAGTCACGGGTGTTGCAGGCACTGGCGCGGTCGGGTCGGTCACGATCATTCTCAGCACAGATGCCGCTGTCACAGGCGTTTCTGGCACAGGGGCAATCGGGTCGGTCACAATCGTCCAAGGGACGGGTGTCGACGTTTCTGTCACAGGCGTGGTTGGAACTGGATCTGTCGGAACGATTACTGTATCCGCTGATGCGAATGCTAGTGTTACTGGCAATGCTGGCACTGGAGCCGCTGGCTCGGTTACAGTCACGGGTACGGCAAATGTTTCTGTCACTGGAGTCCAAGGGACTGGTCAAGTCGGCGCAGTATCGATTGCAGGCGCTGCGAATGTTTCTGTCACGGGTGTTTCAGCGACAGGATCGATAGGGTATTTCCTTGTTTATGGGATTATAAATGATGGCCAAGACCCCAACTGGGGTACTATAACGGATAGTCAAACACCAAGTTGGACTGCTGTCACCGACAGTCAAACACCGAATTGGGAAGAGGTAGCGTAATGGTACGCAGGGTCAAGAAAGTTATTAAGGGATTAGAGAAAGCCTCTAAGACGCACAAGAAGCAAGCTGAAACGCTCAAGAAGCATGTGGCGTCTATGAAGAAGCCAAAGCCTAAGACTAAAAGTCGGAGAAGATAAATGGCAACTTACGTTAACGATTTACGCCTAAAAGAGATATCTACTGGCGATGAGGCAGGTACATGGGGAACCAGTACGAATACAAATTTAGAGTTAATTTCTGAGGCTTTTTCCTTTGGGACGGAAGCTATTACGACGAATGCTGATACTCATACTACTACTATTGCTGATGGGTCTACTGATCCGGGCCGCAGTCTCTTCCTCAAATACACTGGCACTCTTGATTCAACTTGCACCATCACTATAGGCCCAAACACGGTCAGCAAGCTGTGGTTCATAGAGAACGCAACCAGCGGATCGCAGTCAATCATTATCAGCCAAGGCTCTGGCGCGAGCATCACCATACTTAATGGTCAGACCAAAGCGATTTATAGTGACGGCGCAGGCTCTGGTGGCGCGATGGTCGATGCTTTCCAAGACCTGTCTGTGCCTGATTTGTTCATTGACGATGACCTGACCTTTACCTCCGACAGTGCCGTCATCAGCTTTGGTGCGGATGCCGACACGACTTTGACCCACACAGACGGTTCTGGCCTGACACTCAATTCCACCAACAAGATTATGTTCAATGACGCGAGCCAGTTTATCCAAGGCTCAAGCGCGACGGTCTTGGCTCTTGGCGCAACTGATGAGATAGACCTTACGGCTACGGCAATGGATTTCAACGGCACCGTTACGATCTCAGGCGATACAACCCTAGAAGATGGCGCGGATCTCATCACCGCATCCGCAGGAACATCCAACTTCCGCGCAGGTGTCAACGCAGGCAACAGCATCACCTCTGGCGGGAACTACAACGTGGTTGTGGGCGATGAAGCAGGTACGGCGATTACTACGGGTGATGGTAATACAGCTATTGGATTTGAAGCACTTCAAGCTGTCTCAACAGCTTCAAATAATACGGCAGTTGGATTAAGTGCATTAAAAGCGAACACTTCCGGCGCTCAAAATACTGCCTTAGGTAGACTCTCTTTAGATGCTTTGACAGAGGGCAGTGCGAATGTTTCATTAGGTAATGCTGCCCTGACTGCTGATACTTTAGGGAGCTATTCTGTAGCTGTGGGCAACGCAGCCTTGGGCGCTCAGAACTTCACTACAGCAACAGATAATTACAATGTAGCGGTGGGATACAACGCGGGACATCAAGTCACCACGGGAATCCAGAACACCCTCATCGGAGGTCTTGCTGGTGATGCTTTGACTGATGCGGATTATAACGTAGCGGTAGGCTTAAACGCTTTATCAACAGATACTTTAGGGTCACGAAACACTGCTGTTGGTACAAACGCGCTTGCCACTCAAAATTTCACTACCGCAACAGATGCTTACAATGTGGCGGTAGGCACAAATGCAGGTATATCGGTCACCACGGGAGTCAAAAACACCCTCATCGGCGGTGAAGCTGGTGATGCTCTTACCGACGCTGACTTCAACGTGGCGGTCGGTTATCAGGCTTTAACTGTGGACACTTTAGGAAGTAGAAGCACCGCAGTAGGTTACCGGGCACTTCGAAATCAAAACTCGACTACGGCAACTGAGGTCTACAACACAGCGGTTGGATACTTCGCAGGTTATGCAATCACCACGGGCAAGGAGCACACACTCATTGGGGGTCTCGCGGGAGACGCTTTAACATCTGGTGATCGTAGTGTGGCAATCGGAACCAACGCTCTTTCTGCTGACACACAAGGCAGTAGAAATGTCGCTGTAGGCTATGATTCGTTAAAAACCCAAAACTTTACGACAGGCACTAACGCCTACAATGTCGGCGTAGGCTACAGCGCAGGCAGTGCAGTCACCACGGGAACTTTTAACACCCTTATTGGTGGCCTAGCAGGTGATGCCTTAACCACAGGATCAACTAACGTAGCATTAGGCGTGCAGGCTTTAACTACAGAGGACACAGGTCAAGGTGCAGTTGCGATAGGCTATCAAGCATTATATTCACAAAATTATGATGGTGTTTCTTACAACGTAGCAGTAGGAAGAAATGCAGGTGAAGCAGTCACCACGGGAATCCAGAACACCATGGTTGGTGGTCTAGCAGGGGATGCTCTTACCACAGGGGAGCAGAATACCGTTTTGGGGTATGGCGCTTTAACCTCAGACACAACGGGTATTGCTTCTGTCGCAATCGGTAGGGCTGCTTTAGAGGCTCAAAATCTTACTGGTGGGCAAAGCACATACAACACGGCTGTTGGTTATCATGCAGGTTTAGGAGTCACTACGGGACGAAAAAACACTCTCATTGGGGGGCTTTGCGGCGACTCAATGACAACGGGTGAGAATAATGTCGGGGTGGGCGTTCATGTTCTTGGCACTGGAACTGTCACAGGTGATGATAACACAGTGGTAGGTTTTAACGCAGGCAGTGCTGTAACTAGTGGGTCAAATAATTTGTATTTGGGGCATGACGCAGGGATTGTAGGAAGCCCCGGAGGAAATAGAACGAGCGACAGCAATGGCATATGTTTTGCCGATGAAAACATTACTGTTGCTCACATTCAAGTATCTTTAACCGTTGCATCAGACGAGCGAGACAAAACTGACTTCGTTGACCTAGACCTCGGCTTAGACTTTGTAAAAGCCTTAGAGCCTGTCACTTACTATTGGGACAAGCGTTCTAAATATGGTGACAAGTACGCTGATGATTATGACCTAAACGCTCAGACGCCAGACGGCACTCACAAAGAAGATTGGATGGACATTGGCTTCAAGGCGCAAGCCGTGCGTGATCTCGAAGAGGCCGCTGGGTATACCGCCGCCGCTAAGAAAAATCTTACGGTATCGCTGACTGAA